AAAGTGAAGAAGAAGTTTATTATTGTGTTCTTCTTCTAAAGCAGACACTTTAGAGAAGATCTCTTCTCCTGTTTTAAGTTTAATAGTAGCATAGAATTCATCAGTCATATGTTTCTCCTAATCTTTAAGATCAACTGATGTAATCTCATAATTGAAACTTTCAGAGACGTAGATCTTAACTCGTTCTATAAAATGATTAAGAGTGAAGTTCTTACGACCTCTGAATGTAATATCATCAGAGATGTCATATAGTTTTGCTTTGATCTTATCTTTGCCTTTCCTTAGCACTCTACCGATACTCTGGAGGTTTCTAATGCGCGACTTGTTTGGGGAAGCGAAGATAAGATTGTGAAGTTTCTTAATGTTAATTCCCGTGCTGAAGCACCCATAAGAAGCGACAATGATTGCGTCATCTTCTCTTTCAGTAATACTTCGAACCTGTTCTCGGTCCTCAGTACCAACACCACCATGAATAAAGAAGACCTTACGACCTTCTCTTACTTTACTATTTATGAGATCGTAAATGATTGCCCCATGTGTTTCCACTCTGGTGTAAAGCACTAAAGTATTGCCATCACAATCACAAGCAAGATTACTGATAAAACGATTTCTGGAATCATGACTAATCAGATACTTGATTTCATCCTCATAAGTCTCAAACTTACGAGGTGTGTGTTTGAGAACTAAACACCGAATGTCCAACAGAGCCAAGTGTCCTTGTTCTTGTAACTTAGCTGTCTGTGTAACCTTATAAGAAGGACCAAACAACCCCTCTAACACCCATTTATGGGTTTGTGTGCCATCTAATGTTCCTGTAAACCCATAACGAAACTTGGCGTCATGTAACTTCTCCATGATGCCAATGAGAGACTTACTCTTGAACTGATGTGCTTCATCTCCAATGATGACATCATAAGCGTCAAAGAATGTTTTATCCAGTTGATAAACAGACTGCCAAGTGGTGATGGTCACCTCATTGGTGTTAACTCTCTCACGTCCCGCATAAATGCGATGACAATGGTTTTCAACATCCCACCCATAAGATTTAAAGTCCTCAAACATCTGTTCCACCAGAGAGGTTGTAGGAACCACCAGGAGAACCTTTCTCTTACATCCCACATGAAACCTCACAACAGAGTAAATCATTAGAGATTTACCTGATGCCGTGGGGCTGAGAAGGAGTTTGCGGTTGTATCTCAGAGCATCATAAACAGCATCAATCTGATAATCTCTGGGTTTGATTTCAGAACCAATAATGGATGCCATATAATCCTTGACACCTTCTTTTGAAATCATCTCATTGACTTCAAAAGGAAGACCATAAAACTTATTATTTTTGAACTCATAAGTGTATCCTGCGTTCTCACAGAATGCCACTAACTTATCCAATAACCCAACGTAAAGACGTTTGGTTCTGAGGTCAAACAGATGTATTTCTCCATTCCAGTTTCTCTTACGAAACTGAGGCATGAAAGACTTTCCAGGCACTTCAAAGGTGAACCGATCTCTCAGTTCATATTGAATATGTGGATCCGCTGTAATCTTCAGATGAACTTCATTGATCTTCTCAATGACAACGTCCATAACATAAACTTCATCTGAAGTTATTTATTACATATCGTGAAACTTGTAATCGATGATCGCCCTATAAAGATCTGTCTTCAGATTATGTAGATGTTCCTGCTCAAAGGGGTGATTCTTTGGCGCACCTTCCCAATTTTCAATTCTTTTGCAGACACAATCATAAAGAAGATAAACATCTTCAATCGCAAAGTCGAGAATGTAGCTATCTTCTTTCATCCTAAGCCTGCCATAAAACGTTGGTAATCGATTGAGTTTTTGATTTGAAACCCTCTGTTGTGAATCATCTTCAGAATGTCTTCAAGGTACCTTAACATAACATCATAATACTCACACTTCAACGAAAGTCCTGAGAGTTTATCATCTGCGTCCAGATACTTTTCCATAACCGATTTATCCCGAATCTTTTTGGGGAACGGGTTTTCAACGTATACTTCTGGGTCTGCCTTTCCTGAGTAGTATTCGTATCTTTCGTGTCTAACATTCTTTCTCTGTTGTTCCGCTCGTTTCTTAAGAAGAATAATCGTGTTATAGAGATCAAAGTACTTCGCATGAAGAACTGGAATATTTAGAGATTCCATGTGGAGATTATCTGGATCAATTTTTGAATCCTTCAACCACATTTCCTGAATGGTTTCAAGGTTGTGTACCGGAGTTCCTTTGGATTTGTCCACAACAATCAATAGGTCCAATGTTATAAACAGTATACTTGAATCTTACCTCTGCTGTAAAGTATTCCAAGTCCTGTAGTGTAGCGTCAAAGTCTAAAGTTGAAATACTGTAAGGAAACAGATTCTGAAAAACACAAACCAATTTGGGTCTGTTGTTGGAATCCAGAATTGTCAATGAACCATCAGAATAAAGATTCAATTGTTGGCGGTTACCAATTGACGCATAATCATAACCACCAGGTGCTTTCTGTAACTGCCAATCATAAATTTGATCAAGAGTTTCAGGAAATCCAATTCCACGAATCCAGTTCTGAATCTCTAAGTAGTTCTCAAGATTTTCATCAACCAGAAATCTCAATGTGAGATCCTCAAATTCAATCATTGTTCCCGGCAGGGGAATGTTTCTCAAATAATTCGGTTGAGTTGCAACATCAAAATTCAATGATGGAATGTTAATGGAATTTCCAAAGAATGAAATCTTTGGAGCTCTTGTAACTTGAAAACGAAAACCAGTCGGTGCAAGAAAGTTTCTGTTTTCAATCTGTCCAGGAATGGCCTTTCTTACAGACATGGTGTAATGGCATGCAGGAGGTTTAGTTATTTATTAGGATTATGCGATGCCAGCATCACTTAGACGCTGCTCAAGGGTTTCGATGCGTTCCATTGCTTCCTGCAGAGCCTTCACTGCCTTCATGTAGAGCACTGAATAGTTGACGCTCTTGGTAACAGTGCCAAGGTCGTTGCCGTCTTCGTCGCGGTCAGGGGATTCGCTGACGAGACCAGGGGAGACGAGTTCAACTTCTTGGGCGATCAGACCGATCTGGGTGTGGGTCTGACCTTCTTTGAAGTTGTAGTTGACAACTCGGAGATCCTTCAGGTCATTCCACTGGGAGGTGGCGTCAACGATGTTCTCCTTCAGTTTGATGTCGGAGATGGCGCCATAGGAGTTGTTAGTGTTTTCAACGTTGCCGTTGCTGCGAATAACAAAGCAATCAGTACCATTGTCAATGGACCCGCTAGAACTGTGTTTACCAACAAACAAAGTGTCTGTAGCGCCTGCTGCTTTTGTGGTAGCAAAAACATTTGCTGCGCCATCAGTGCTTACCATCGATAAGCGACCTTTAGGTGAAATTCTTAATCGTTCCGTCGGACTGCTCGCTCCGTCGGCGGTGACAGAGAATACGAGGCGGCCTGGCATGTCGGATGAACCCGGAGTTCCATCTACTTGGGCGAGTATTTGCGCTCCAGCCCTAGCAACAGTCCCGTCCGTACCCTCAAAACTAATTAGCCCGAGATTATCTCCACTATTGACAACAGTATGCGAGCCTGCTGTGGTGCCTCTTGATTTAATAAAACACAAAAACGAACCATCAGTGCTATTAGTATTGCTTGCAAGAATTTGATTAAAATAAGTAGAAGGAGCTTCAAATACAACTTGGTTGTTACCCCCAATAGATGCGGTACGCACACTAGACGTGCCCACCAACAGCCTGCCCGAGCTATCGATTCTCATGGATTCAGTATTTGAACCAGTGCGCGTAAAGGTTGTAGTGGTCCTTGCGTTAATTTCAAACGTTCCATCAGTAGCCGTAACAAATTGGCCAGCGTAATTACCAGCGTCTCTAATTTGGACAGCAGTGGTGTTGTTGTTGGCCGTAATTGTTTGCAAACCATTGTTGGCAATCCTCATCCGCTCTGTCGGGGCGCTTGCTCCGTCGGCGGTGGTAGAGAATACGAGGCGTGAGGGTTGACTAGAACCAGCGGTCCAAGTTCCGCCGTCCCTTGCGCTTTCAATTTGAGCCGCATTGCTGTGATTTGCAGCAGTAAATCTTAGAAGTCCCAGCGCAACTCCATCCCCAGGAGTAGTTGCTTCTGAGCTGATGTAAACAATCCCTGGATCCGTGCCTGCGCTATTACCTTGAAAAATTGAAGTAGCAGTAGCAGACGAACTAGGCGTGCCAACTAACAGCCTGCCCGAGGTGTCTACAGCAAGATGCTCACTTGTAGATGTAGATGAATCAAGCAGCTTAAGCCGCCCGTCTGAATCATCGCGATCAAGCACCCAGTAACTGTTGGCATTATTGCTAATAGAGAACTGGCCTCTACATTCAAGCGTTGTCAGGGGCGCAGTAGACCCCAGACCCATTTTCCCGTCCGATGTGATGCGCATCCGCTCCGTCGGGCTGGCCGCTCCGTCGGCGGTAGTGGAGAATACGAGACGAGTTGGCATGTCATCAGTGCCAGGTGTGCCGTCTACTGCGGCGTCAATCTTTGCACCAAGAACCAAATCTGTACCGTCAGCTCCTTGGAACCAAATTGAACCAAGCAAATCACTATCGTTAACAGAAGTAACACTGCCTAGGGAAGTGCCCCTGGATTTTGCAAAAATTAAATATCCTCCATCTGCTGCTGTTTCGTTGTTCGTAATACTTTGGGATGAGTTTAGGTAACCAATTCCTTCTAAGCAAACTTTAGTGGTTCCGCCAAAAGAAGCAAAGTTACGCGTGCTAGATGTCCCCACCAACAGCCTGCCATCGCTGTCGATGCGGGCGCGTTCGGTTGAATTTGTAATAAAAGCAAGTTGTTGGTCTCCAACATAAGAGAAGCCTGTCCCCGTAGACCCGATTGCAATAGATGGAACAGTGGTAGATCCATCGCCATTGCTATCAAAAAGCGCAGTGCTATTAACGTCAAGCTGCCTGGATGGACTCGCCGTGTTAATCCCAACATTCC